TCGCGACGCCGAGGTCTTTGAAGCAGTCCTTGCGGGCCTCGTTTGCGAAGGCGGCGCTCTCGGTCATAACCAGACGCCCGGCCTGCGACTTAGAGACCTGAAAACGGTCGGAGATAGCTTTGATAGCTTTATCCGGAGCCGCGCCTCGCATTATCATCTGAGTAAGCTGCGTGTTGACGCTGTTGACGAGCGCCTGCTTGTTCGCCCAGATTCTATCACTGAAGGTCTGGCTGTCTAAGGTCCACGGTCGCGAGAGTACTTTGCTGATAGCTTCATCGGTCAGCCCGTGGAGCGTCCAGCCGACCCCTATGCCCTTTTGGAGCTCAAAGGCGGTATGATAATAGCCTCGCTGGTAAACCTCGCTCAGGGACGAATTAAGGGCCTCTGTCTGCGCCCCGTGTAAGACCTCGGCCTGCTCCTGTAGCTGGAGCTTCAAGCTGTCAAGCCTTGACACGTGGACACGGGCAGAAGCATTCTTAAGCTGCTTGAGCCACGCCTGAGAGACTGCGTTCTCTTGACCGTGTTTTATATACTCTTCAACGGTCCACCGGAACTCGTCAAGCTCCTGCGTGGTAAGCAGCTTATTCGCCTCGGCGAGCGCTATGCCGTTTTCGGCCGCAAACCGTTGATACCATCTCGCGATTTGCGATTCTATATCCTGAATAGCGGTTGCATATTGCCGCTCGAGGTTTTTAACGTAGTCGTACCCCTTATCAAGCAGGGATTCCTCGAGAATCCGCATTCGGTTGGCCCAGTACTTATCATTCCTCATTTACCGGGTCACCGCCTTCGGGGTTGCGCAAAGCCTGCGCCTGCTCAAAAGCCGCTCGGTAGGGGTCCGTTTCCTCTTTCTGCTTTTCAAGCCGTTCAAGCTCGGCGGCAGGGTCGTCGACCCACGGGTGCATAGCGACGATGGTCTCATCGGAGATAATGCCGACGGACTTAGAGCAGTTATCGATAGCCTCGGACTCGTTGATAAGAATATCACGGTTGAAGATAACCGTAATATCTTCGCTCTCATACGAGCCCTTGCCGGTGTTGGCGAGGTAGGTATTGACAAACCAGAGAATCTCTTCAAAAGAGGCTTGCAGCTCGGTCTCCATCGCATTCGCGTCGAGGTCGATGTCGCAATACATGCTTTGAATGTTCATCTGATTAGGCGTACCGGAGAGACGGTCGTCCTTCGCATCGTAGCTGCGGAGGTTTTCAATGAGCGCCTTTTTCAGAAGCTCGAGGACGGTCTTATAGTTCTCGGAGTTTACCGAGATTTCAAGACTGTCCACGCCGCCGTCAGTACCTTCGACCGTGCGGACCTTAATAGCTCCATAGGTCGTCAGGTTACGCCGGAACTCCCCGAGGTCCTGTCCGTCATAGTTCTTAAGGACAAGAACGGTATTGCGGACGTCTTCCTCCATGTTGTTCACGAAGTCGGATTGCAAGAGGTTGATGGCATCCTGCAAGGAGCGGCCGCGGCGAATGAGAGGGACTTCTTTCGGGTTGTACTTGATAGGGATAAGGGGGAAGCGCTCCCAGTTCAGGGGCTGCTCGTTGCCCTTGCTGTCTTTTACCTTAACATAGGCCTGCTTCTCGGTATCCGGCGTGAGTACGCCGTTCTCGAAGATGTAGGTCGTAACGCCTTCCAGCGTGAAGAGGTCAACCTTCTTAACAATTTTCTTCTCGGTACCGTAATAGACCTCGACCGGGTAAAGGCGAAGAGCGGAGTCAAGCTCGGTATGAGCCGCGTCCGCCCAGAACGGCATAATCTCGTAGCCGGGGAATACACGGAACGCGAGCTCGCCGTTTTTATTGTAGTAGGGATAAAGCCACGAGATACCCGCGTTGAGGCACTCGACTCCCGCGCTCTTGAGAGTACGCATAAACCGCATGCCGAGTACCTTCTTGACCTCGGCTGCGTAGTCGTCATTCTCGCAGGAAAAGGAAATAGGCTGACCGAGAAGGTAGTTTGCCTTCTGGTCAACGTGTTTCGCATACTGGTTATCTACAATGCGGTTGTTCGGAAGATTCTCAATCACAATCAGCTTACCGTCGGGGCCGATAGCCGTGCGCTGGCGTTTGAGAATGTCATGGTCCCCGGTATAATACCGGTCGCCGTCAATCATCTCGCGCCGCTCAGGAGAGGTCTCCCAGTCGGTAAGCTCTTTCGCGTAGAACTCAAGCTCGGTCATAGGCCTGCCGGCACGGAGGCGCAAATTGAAAAACTCCTGCTCGGTAGGCTTCTTGAATAAGGGCATTTATCGCACCTCCTTAAAAACTGAATCTCGACGGCTGGAACGCAGCGCGGACGAAGTACCTCGTATCGTCCATAGCGTGGTCGTCGTTTTTTAGCGGCCGGTCTTCGGCGGCTTTTTCATCCCACCGATATAAACTGAACTCTCTTATACAGTCCGTGCAACAGTCGCAAAAGAAGATGTCGCCGGCGTTCAGCCGGGTAGCAACGTCGCGAATACCATCAAGGACTCGGTTGCTTGCCTGCTCGACCATGAAGCGGTCGTGCCGGCGTATGACCTCGATAAACGAGGCGGCGGACGGGTCAACGATGATTTTCCGAATCGAGAGGTCTCCCGCAAGCTCTTCAATAGCCGCATAATGCTCCTCGTCCGTTCGCTGATACCGTTCCTTGCGTCCGTCGTAGTAGTACTCTCGAACGCGGTACCATTTTCCCTCACAGAGGCCCCAGAGTCCGGCCGAAGTCGGGTTTAAGGTGCCGTAGTCGCAAGAGATAAGGTACTCCTCGTAATCGCGAGGCACAGAAGGGACTACATGATAGTCCTTATTAAACATTGTATATATCAAGCCTTCTGCGACGGTCCAGAGACCACGGATATACCGGTCGTAGAACACGCCAGAGTACATACCCTCGTATCGGGCTTTGATTTTCTCGTCAAGGCTGAGGTTGTCGTCCATCGTAAAATGCAGGTAGAGCATATTGCGCTCCGTCGCTTTACGAATCCACTCTTTATAAAACCAGTGGCCCGGAGACTCGGGGTTGCAGTTAAACCAGAACTTAGACCCAGAGACCGAGCAACGCGCCATAGCCTGCTCTACGAAAGAGCGGGGCATAAGCGCGACCTCGTCGAAGAGGACTCCTGCCAGAGTAATGCCCTGAATAAGGGTGTAGCTGGACTCGTCCCGACCTCCGAAGAGGTAGTAGGTATTAGAGCGATTGCCGATGGTGACGACCATTTTATTCTCGCTGCGGCGCTCAGTAACCTCGAACATACCCTCAAGCCATGTGGGAATATGTACGATAACGTTACGCCGGAGCGCTTCAATCGTGCGGCCGCAGATAGCGAAGTTCTGTTTATCGAAGCTCGCCATGCTCCACATGATAAAGCCGATAGCCATTGAGACCGTCTTGCCGGAACGGATTGACCCGTCGCAGATAAGCCCGTCTCTATTCTGGTGTTCCGGTTTCGTCCACCAGAAGAGGGTCGCGTTCTGCCGAGGACTGAAGCTCTGGTATTGCACTCAGGTCAACCTCCTTTCCGGCAGCGTGAATCGCCTCGAAGAAGTTGGTCTCCTTCGCGTCAGACGACTTAATTGCCTCGTTAGCTGTATATTTGTCAATGACGATACCCATAGCGGTAGCAAGCTGATTGACCGTTGCGGCAGCGAGCTTGTCTTCGTCGCCCATTGCCGTAAGCAGCTTGTCAATCAGTCCGCAAACGTCATTTTTCTTAGAATCCATAAAGGCCAAAATGCTTGCCGTATTCTCAGCCTTTTTTTGTGCGACCTTTTGTTTTAGGTCGTTGTCACTTTTTAACGTGCGCTGAATCGTAGTCGTAGAGACGCCGTATTTCGCGGCCAATGCCCGAATGCTCGAGCCGTTCACCGATTCGGCTATAATCTTTTTCCGTTGCTTATCGGTCAGCTTAGCCACGTTCGTCCCTCCCTCGTTAGTTGTTGCTAACCTCCATTCATAATAATAGACGGAGCACTGCACCGGAGGCCCGCGCAGTGCTCCATCGAGAAAAAACTCGGACAGTTTCATCCGAGTTTTTCACCATATTATTTTAACATATTTGGTTGCGGCTCAGAGTGGCCAACTCCAATTATCCCCAAGGAATAATAAAACTTTTTTATGACGACGCATGACCCAGCGATAAGCGTAATGAAGCGCAACTGCAATTTCTTCCCAGCGCATATAGTTCAGATACCGAAGCTCCATCATAAACTGGTCCGTATCGTCAAGACCACTTTCTTTTATGAGCCTGCCGATTTCCAACTCAACGGCCGCAAGCTCGTAAATCTCAGCTCGAATTTCTGACTGTAAATCGGCAATAGCACATGCGGCGTCCTCGACTTTCTTAGATGGTGTAGGAGAGAACGAGGCAACTGGCTTAATCTCAGCCGTAATAGACTCAGCCCTGCGTCGCCATTCGTCTATACGGCGCTCCTTTGCGGCAATGCGCTCTTTTATTCTATATCCTCTG